AAGTTTTTTCTAACTGTTCTCTTATAAATTGTATGTTAACTTTGTTAGTCATGTTTTGCTCTTGTGTTTTTTCTAATTTTTCTACAGTTTTATATATGTCTTCTATCAACATAAATTGTTCTTGGTCAGTTGGTTTTTGTTCTGATTTTTTTAGTAAGTCAGCTTGAAACAATTCTCTTGATGTTTCAAGACTTGTTAGTCTTCCAGTTATCTCTGTGTATGCGATCACACCAGCTATAACGCCAGCTATAATCATTGCCATATTGCGAATAGGCATATTTATTGATGTATTTTCACTTATTTTCATAAGATCTTACCTTTGTTCTTGCCATTCTTAACCATGTACTTTTGTGTTCCATTTGCACCAATCTCTACTTCTTTACGTAAAAATTTAAACATGTTCATTTGTTTTGTGTCTTCAAACTTTTGTTGAACATAATCTAAAACTTTTTGTTTGTTAAACCTGTCTCTTTTCATTTATAGAAACCGTCAAAAACCCAATTAATAAATCTGTCCCATTGTTTTTTAATCCATTTAATCATTTTTTTTCTCCTCAATTTCGTAGAAAAAATTATCTGTGTCTTCTGTTTTCCATTGACCAGAATTTTCTACATTCCATTCACTTGTTTGTACCTTCCAGTCAGGAATAGTATTCTTAACTGTAAACGAAGGTATGTCCCATATTATTCTGTTATTTGGCTGAGCCGCATAGTTGCCATCATCTAAAGCAAGTATGTGAGCGCACTTGTGTTCGTGCGGAATTTCCGAATGATCGGTGTCTATTATATTACTCTCTGGGTGTGCAAAGTCAATTGTAAAAAGATATGACCCCTCGTGCCATTTCTTGTCTTTGCCTATGTATTTGCCGTGTTGTCCGTCTAAAAGATCCCAGCTAGTAACAGCAGGGTAATAAGAAAAGCAATTCCAGAGTTGAAGTTCATCAAGTCTTTTAATGGGAACAGTTTCCGGTTGAAAGCCACGTTGAATAAAAGCCGAAATTGGCAGTCTATAAAAGACAGCGCCATTTTCCATAATACAGTGAAAAAGTATACTACGTCCAGTAAGACTTGATATGCCGAATATAATACAATCTTCAACTTCTCCATGATGTTTTTTAAGATCATATAAATATTCTCTTTTAATTTGTGCGTAAGTTGCAGGTATGTTTGCGTTTAAATAAGCCATGTATCATAAATTAAAATATTAATAATATTAAAAATATAATTACAACAGCAGTTGCAACTTTTTTATGTTCTTTAACTATATGTTTAGCTTCGTTTATAATTTTTTCCATAAATTGTCTTCTATTCATTGATATCTCCCCAATTTTTTCCTGATTCATAATCTACTTTGTTTGGAATTTCTAATGTAACAGCATTTTCCATAATCTCAACAATTTTTTTAGCTTGTTTATCAGATTCTACAGATATGTCTAATTCATCATGCACCTGTATGTGCGCTACAATGCCTTCTTTATATAAATCTAACATACATTTTTTTGTCATGTCTGCTGCAGATCCTTGTATTAATTTATTTAATGCTTTGTAAGTATAAGCACGCTTGATACCTGGCCCATGTTCCTGGACAGCTTGTTCAAAAGGTAATGCTTTGTGCATACCAAATTGATTAGGTTCCCATAAATGGAATCTACATAATCTACCCAGTAAAGTTCTTATTTGGCCTCTTTGTTGGGCTCTATTTGATACAGACCGCATAAGAGATTTAACAAAAGGTACTCGTTGGTGATAAATTTGAAATAATGATTCTGCTTTTTCTTTACTAACACCTAACTCTGCTTGTAATTTAGCTTTACCCATTCCATAAAACAATCCAAGATTTATTGTTTTAGCATCTGATCTAGGTATATCTGCCATTTTAGCTACAATGGTATGAAAGTCAGCATCGTTTTGTAAGTAAGAATCTTTAACTGCAAAGACACTAGTGTCTTGATCTAGAGATGCATAATGAACTACAAGTCTTGGTTCTTGTTGACTGTAATCAAAACATCCCCACTCGCAACCTGATTCTGGTATAAATAGGGATCGAATCATAGGACCTAAGTCTTTATTACGAGCAGGAATTTGTTGTAAATTTGGGTTAGAATAAGAAAATCTACCGGTAACTGTACCACCTTGGTCAGATCTTAATTGATTAATATCGGCATGTATTCTACCTTTGTGTTCGTGTTTAATAATAGTATCTATAAATGTTGTATGTGCCTTGTTTATCTCTCTAGCTTTTGCTATCTTATTAACTAATGGATGTTCATGAGTAGACAAGAAATTTTTAGTAAATGAAGGTGCCTGTGTTTTTTCAGTTCTTTCATACTCCAATCCAAGTTTGTCAAAAACTTTGGCAATACTTCGTGCAGCCCATATTTGACACTCTTCTCCTGTTTCTTTTTTTACTTCTAACAACAATTGTTTTTCTTGTTTACTTAATTTTAATTTCAATGTATGAGCAGATTCGATATCGACTCTAACTCCTTTAAATCTCATATCAACTAAACATGGAAACAAATCTGTTTCTAAATTAAATATAGAACTTATATCTTGAGTAGTTATTTCTTTTTGCATAACTTTCCACAAAGCTAAAGTAATCTCAGCGTCTCGTTCTGCGTAATTTCCTACATATAATGCGGGTAATTTCCACATATCTGCTTTAGGATCTAAACCCCATTCTTTAGCAGCGTTAACTAATTCTGATTCATTTTTACCTTGACCAACGTAATCCCAACCTAAACTATTTAAATCAAATCTATATCTGTTTTCATTTACTAATGAAGCTGCAATCATAGTATCATAAATTCTACCATTGATTTTAAAACCCATAGCTCTAATCCAAGATACATCATACATTGCATTGTGAAATATTTTATCTGCGTTAGATTCACAAATATCTTTAAACCATTTTAAAACTAAATCTTTATCTAAGTTACCACCACCTTCATGAGCAAATGGAAAGTAACCAGAATAACCATCTGTGGCAACAGCTATGCCAACCACTTTACCTCTACCAACAATAGCGCCAGATCCTTTTGTTTTTAAATCAGGATCATGTGTTTCTAAATCAATTGCAATTTCATTAGCGTGGCGTAAGTCTGGAAATTCTGTAGGCTTAACCCATTCTGTTTGTGCTTTAAATATTGGTGGTTTCATATTTTTTTAACTTTCTTTTTGCTATGTTTAAATGCATTGTTTTTAGATCTAGTTTTTTTTTTAGTTCTTCTATAATTAATCTTAGTTGTAAGTTTCGATTGACTCCTATTTTCATAATCCCTTTCCTTTATCATTTCTAAATAATGTATTGCTTTTTCTATGTCTTGTTCTTTCCCTTTCGCTGCATGTCTGCATATATATTTTATAGCTGATCCCTCTGCAAAAGGCAACCTGTTCTTGTTTATAAACTCACTCGGCTGCATAATCATATCTTTGTAGTGAGATCCTCCTATTTGTTTTTTGTATGCACTCATATTATAAATTCCTTTCTCTTGTTATTGTTTTTAATTAAAAATAAATTTTGCATAGATCTAGTAACTGCTACATACCAAACCCTATATTCTTCATCTCTTTTAGCTCTTGACTTGCTTGCTGCTTTTATTGTGTTGGTTGTTTCATTTAAAAACAAAACAACATTTGTTGCTTCACCACCTTTTGCACTGTGAATTGTTGATATAGTTATTCTAGGTGTTCCATCTATTCTTTCTTTGTTAGCTAACAACACTCTAAGATAATCTATTTTATCAGAGGCTTCATTATTAAATGCTTCGTGCCATTCTAATTCTAAATTTGGTTTCTTATCTTTAATTCTCTCTAATATTCTTTGTTCTATTATCTCTGGTATCTTTTCGTTTTTTTTCATTTTATTCCAATATTCAATATCTTCGTATAAATTTTTTCCTATACTGTTTTTACCGTCTGATGTTTTAAAAAATAAACCTTTTTGTTTTAACATTTTAGGTATTTCTTTTAATAAAGAATTTGTTCTAGCTAGTATTAACCAACTTCCTTTAGACATATCTATGTCTGCTATTTTAATAACTTCAGTTATCTGTCCTTTTTCTTTTTTAGGGTAATATTTTTTATCTAATCTGTATTCTTCTATTCTACCTACAATAGATAAAGCAGCTTTTTGTATTTCGCTAGGAACTCTTTTAGATTGTTGCAAGGGAACTTCAGTAGCTTTCCATTTAATAAAAGACATAACATCTGCTCCTGCCCAACCAAAAATAGCTTGGTCGTCATCACCTGCAATCCACACATCTGCCTCATTTTCTTTTTCTATTTTTTCTAACATATCCCATTGAATTTTTGACAAATCTTGAGCTTCATCTACAAAAATAACGTCTAATTTCCCTTTAACAGTGCCGTTTTTTAGAAATTTGTCTAACATGTCGGTAAAATCTATTAGACCATATGTTTTTTTATAACTATTTATTTCTTTGTCTATGGCATCTAATTTGTTTCTTTCAACCTTACTTAAGTGTTCATTTAAATCAAATTGATTCAAGGTGTCTATTCTTCTAACCCTAGCTAAATTTATTAAATTTAAATATTCACTGTTAGAACTAAAAATTCCATTCCATGAATTGCTTTCATATGATGCATAATTAATTTGTATGCCACATGTTTCGCCAATAGCTTTGTAATGTAATTCGTTCATAACATTGTCTTGGTTTAATCCTAAATTGTGAAAAGCTAAAGAGTGTAGTGTCTTAAAATATAATGTATCTTTTTCAGTTAGATCTTTATTTTTTTTTAAAAACCTATCTCTGGCTTCATTAGCTGCGTTACGTGTAAATGCAAAATAACCTATACGATTTAACGGAACACCTTTTGCAATATACTTATCTACTTCATCCAATAATGTTTTAGTTTTTCCTGTGCCAGGAGGACCAATTACTTTATATCTCATTAATAATTAGGATCCTTTCGTTCTGCAGGTTTATATTCTATTTTATCTACGTGTAACTGTTTTAACTTACATACTTTTTCTACTTTGTTATCTATTTTTAATGAATAATTAAACTCAACTTTAAATTTTTCTTTTAATTTGTGTCCTATTTTTTCTTTAGATATTTTCCAATCACTACCTAAATGAGAGATAAAAGATTGATACTTAAAATAATGGTGACCATCTTCTGTAAGACACGACCCTAGTCTTATTTGTATTCTTTCTTTGGCTTGTGGTCCATTTACACAATAACCATATAACTCATTACCCAGTATATCATCCGTGCTTGTTCCTTCGGGTGGTTTAATATTTTGACAATCTTTTCTCCAATCTGTTAATTTGACTCTATAATCTTTTG